ATGGGCACCAAGATGAAGGTGGCAAACGAGTAGACAACTGTGTTAAGATGTAATGGAGATCGAAGAGCTAAAAAGACTTGCGGGTATCTATGAGCGTCACGGCTGGAAAGCATATGACGGACCCAATCTATCGATCACAGGCACAGAAAAACAATACCTAGAAAAGAAGCACAACATACAACCAGGAACACCAGAATGGTTTAAGTTGTGGTTCTCATTACCAAAACTAACAGGCGAGAAACCAATAGGATGAGATTCTTTGAATTCCAAAACGAAGAAGCTGCTGGAGTTGGCATTGTAACAAAACAAAATGCTACTAAAGATGTTCCTGTTGGTGGCGAATACGCAAACGTTAAAAAATTATTTCCTAAGAAAAAGAAAACCTATGAAGATATGTTCCAAGGACTTAATCCTAAATCTGATATCTATGTGGATATGGATGGTGTTCTTGCAGACTTCTTTGGAGAATGGAAGAAACTAGTAGGCAAAGATTGGCGCCAACTAGACAAAGACGAACTAGAACCAGCACTTAAAAAAATTAGAGATGCTGATGATTTTTGGTTAAACATACCTTTAACCTCGAACGCAAAAAATTTGTTATCTATTATTAAAAAAGTAAAGGGTAACTATAAAATTCTAAGTTCACCACTAGCAAACGATCCTAAATCAGAACCACACAAGCGCGAGTGGATTGAAAAGAATCTAGACTTCTTCCCGCCAAGCGAAGTCATCATAACTAAGGATAAGGCGAAGTATGCGACAAACCCCGACGGCACACCTAATATCCTTATTGACGATTATGGTGTAAACATATCAGCGTGGGAAAGTGCCGGAGGCATAGGGTTTAAACACAAGGATCACAAGTTTGAAAGAACTGCTAAAAAACTTAAAGCAGAAATAGAAGAAAGTTTCCAACATTTATTAAGAGAACATATTGAAGAAAACTTTGCTGACGGTAAAGTAAAAGGCAAAAGCAGACCAGGGCGTGTAAAACGTGCTGGTGCTAGTTGTAATGGTAGTGTAACAAGTTTACGTAAAAAGGCTAAAAATGCAAGTGGCGAACGTGCAAAAATGTACCACTGGTGTGCTAATATGAAGGGCGGCCGTAAAAAAGGTAAATAGTACTATGAGATTGAATGAATTATTTAACGATAAAAAAGAATATATAGCAAACGAAACTGCTACAGCAGGTGCTACAGTCTCGGGTAATATTGCTAGTGTACCTAATCCACACATTTCTCCAGGAAATGCAAGAGGTAAAAAGAGCTATATAGGTAACCCTAAAGGGGGTATTTCTGGTACAAAAGCACCACCTCAACCAAAACCCAAAATGCAAAAACCAACAGATAATGCACTAGATACAAAAGGAAGCATTTTTGGAACTAACCTAGTGAAAAGATAAATAGCATATAGGGGATAAAAATATGGACTTTAGAAAAATAAACAAAATTTTAAAAGATATTGATCCAACAACACCGGATCAAGATCTACATAATACATCAATGTTGGCTGAATCTTTAGGCATCGATGTTGGTGTTGAAAAAGAACAACTAACAGAAAAAGCAGTTTCTAAAGCCCAACAAAAGTTAATGGGTCAAGCATATGCACTCAAGAAGGGAGATATGAAAGCTAAAGATGCATCAAAAGAAGTTAAGAAACTTGCTAAAGAAATGAGCAAGTCAGATCTAAAAGACTTTGCATCTACCAAGCACAAAGGTAAACCAGAACACGTTAAAAAAGAATCTGTAAAAGAAAATTTAACTCCCCAAGAAGCAGATCAAAAACTAACTGACAAACAAGCAAAACAAAAAGCTCTACAAGATATTCAAATGGATCCTAACACTCACAAAGATCCACAACTCAAAAAAGAATTAGCAAGACGTAAAGCAGAAGTTGATGCTATGGAAGAATCAGTTAAATTAGTTGACGACTTCGGCGAAGTGTTTGAAGCACAATCTGCAAAACAAAAAGCAGCCTTTAAGAAAATGCTAGATGCTAAGAAAGGCAAAAAATCTGACGATAAAGAAGTTGACGAAGCAGCAAAGCCAGACTTCCTTGACGTGGATAAAGATGGTGACAAGAAAGAGCCTATGAAAAAAGCTCTCAAGGACAAGAAGAAAAAACAAGTAAAAGAATCCGCTGACCCATTGAAGTTCATCGAAATGATGAAGATGGTTCGTGAAAGCGGAGGTCAACAAGCAATTGATCCTATGGACGATGTATTATGGTCATGGGCAAACAGAGTTGCTAAATCCAAAGTACAAGAATCAAACAAACAAGAAATTTTCGCAGCAATGGTATACGAAAGAAATGGTGGACGTTTTGAAATGTATGATGTTGTTGAAAAAGGCCTAAACGAAGGCAAAGACTGTAACTGCGGTCCAGACTGTGCTTGTAAAGGCAACTGTGGTTCAAACTGTAACTGCGGTCCAAACTGCGACAAATAATTTATTACCAAAATAAAGAAAAAGCCAGTTAATTAGTTGACTGGCTTTTTTTGTGACTATATAATACTATAACTTAACCAGGAGAAAATATATGTCAAGAATGTACGGGCCAGAAGAAAAAGCCAAACTAGATCGACTTATCAAAGAAGGATCTAATGTACTACGTGAAGTTGAAGACCTGAACGAAGGACTTAAAGATACTGTGAAAGCAGTAGCAGAAGAACTACAGATTAAACCATCTATCATTAACAAAGCAATTAAAATCGCACACAAAGGTGATTGGAAACGCCACGAAGAAGAGTGGGAAGAGATTGAAGGCATTTTAGGAATTACTAAAAACCTACCCGATGACCAAAACGACAACGGTGCTGCGTGATTACAAGAATAAAAGACTTTTGGTTACATAGTTATAAAACAGACAAAACTGCGTTTATATTTGAACTAATCAGTTTCGTATTTACTGTAGGCGCTAGTTTAACACTAGCGGTTACAGCAGATGCGCCTGATATGGTGATTGTATATCCAGGATTCTTTATAGGATCTTGTACTGCAATTTATGCATACTATAGACGCACACTTGCATGGCCTTTGATGCTAACCACATACTTTGCCTGTGTTAATGTATTTGGATTCGGAGTAGCTACCGGTTGGTGGTAAACTAATCACACTTTAAAACAAATAGAAAGACAATACGATGAACGATCGTATTTTACAAATGCTTACCCGCCTTGCCGTTGAAAACCCTGGAGTACAGGGAAGATTTAAAATGGCTGCGGGTATAGTTTATCGAAAGCATCTAATCTCAACAGGTGTTAACAGTTATAAAACTCATCCTATGATGATGCCTGAAAATGGATATCGTGAAGGACAATGGTATCTTCACGCTGAACCAGATGCTATCAAAAATGCCTTAAAACTAATCACTCAAGAACAACTTACAAAGTGTGATCTTTATGTTGTTCGTGTAAAGCGTCCAAATAACAAATCTACAAAATGGATTACAGGACTAGCTAAACCTTGTCCGGGCTGTATGCGAGTAATAGCAAGTTTTGGAATTAAAAATGTTCTGTGGACTGAAGACGCAGACTTGACACACAATGAAAACTATGTTAGTATATAACAAATGTCTAGAATACCGAGAAAAAAAAATAATAAAATGTATACACAATTTGATCCGAAGATTCACGTCAAGACTAAAGGAGGACATGGTTTTGGCATGAAAAAAAATATTAAGATAACTGATATTGATAATAGTGGCGTTCATCTTGCATCAGTATTTGGTTGGGAAGTTCCTGAACATTTAATGCATATTAAAAAGGCGATTGACAAACGTAAATGAAAACAATACAAACTAAACCTTACCAACCACTTGCATGGTTATCCACAGCAGTCTTACTAACTGCTGCTGCACTGCTATCTCAATTTCCAGATGAAATGTACGGAGTGTTTGGATTTGGCATTGCATCTACACTATGGACTATTGTCGGATTTTTATGGAAAGAAAAATCATTAATTGTTTTAAACGGTATACTAACAGTCATTTATATGTACGGAATCACAAAACATCTACTCGGTGTTGTTGCAGGATAAGTATATATGAGAAAGGCACAGTCGGCCACAAAGCGACTATTTAGGTATTTGTCAGCCAGAATTGACATACAGGAGAAAAGATGAGTTACGTTGATGCGTTTTATGACCGCGATCAAGATCTAATTAGAGTCGTTGAAAGAAAAAACGACAAAAGAGAATTTAGAGATTATTCCCCCCGTCATATTTTTTATTACAAAGATCCAAACGGTAAGTATACAAGTATTCACGGTGAATCCCTTTCACGTGTATCTGCAAAGAACATAAAAGAACTCCGCAAAGAACTTGCAATACATTCTAACAAAAAATTATACGAATCAGATATTAATCCGATTTATAGATGTCTCGAGGACAACTATCTTAATATCGATGCACCAAAACTAAACGTTGCGTTTTTCGATATCGAGGTAGACTTTGATCCTGAGCGTGGATATGCATCTCCTGAAGATGCATTTATGCCTATTACATCTATTGCTGTTGAACTACAATGGATGAAAGAACTGATATGTTTAGCTATTCCACCTAAAACACTTTCAATGGAACAAGCACAAAAAGAAATTGAAGGCATTCCTAACACAATACTTTTTGAAAACGAAGCTGATCTGTTAGATGCATTTTTAGATATTATTCAAGATGCTGATGTGTTAAGTGGTTGGAACAGCGAAGGCTTTGATATTCCGTATACCGTTAACCGTGTAACAAAAGTGCTCAGTAAAGAAGATACAAGACGTTTCTGTTTGTGGGATCAGTATCCTAAGAAGCGTGAATATGAAAAGTTTGGTAAGACTTCTCAAACATATGACCTAATTGGTAGAGTTCATGTTGACTCACTAGAACTTTATAGAAAATACAACTACGAAGAACGTCATACATACAGACTAGATGCAATTGGTGAACTTGAAGTAGGTGAAACTAAAACAGTATATGAGGGTTCATTAGATGCTCTTTATAATAACGACTTCCGTAAGTTTATTGAATACAACAGACAAGATACAGCACTGCTTGGAAAACTTGATCAAAAACTTAAATTTTTAGATCTAGCAAATACCATTGCACATGAAAACACTGTTCTTATTTCAACAACAATGGGTGCTGTTGCTGTTACAGAGCAAGGTATTATCAACGAAGCACACAGACGTGGATTTATTGTTCCTAATCGTGTTAAGCGTGAGCCAGGTAGTGAGCCTGCGGCAGGTGCGTATGTTGCGTATCCTAAGAAAGGCATTCACGAATGGATTGGATCAGTTGACTTGAACTCACTGTATCCTTCCGTTATTCGCGCATTGAACATGGGTCCTGAAACTGTAGTAGGACAACTAAGACAGGACGGCACAAAGGCACACATTGATTCACAGATGGCAAAAGGCAAGTCATTTGCAAATGCTTGGGAAGGTATGTTTGGTTCTGTCGAATACACTTCAGTTATGGAACAAGAAGTAGGAAGAGAAATTACTATTGACTGGGAAAACGGAGATAGTGACACTTTAAGCTCTGCACAGATTTATGATTTAATATTTGAAAGTAATCAGCCTTGGATGCTAAGTGCTAATGGTACTATCTTTACATACGAAAAAGAAGGTATCATTCCTGGACTACTAACACGTTGGTACAAAGAACGTAAAGAAATGCAAGCCAAGCAAAAAGAAAGTCAAAACGCAGGTAATAAAATTGAAGAAGAATATTGGGCAAAACGTCAACTTGTTAAAAAAATTAATCTTAACTCTCTTTACGGGGCCATTCTTAATCCTGGTTGCAGATTTTTTGACAACAGGATTGGGCAATCAGTAACGCTAACTGGTAGAAGCATTACTAAACATATGGCTGGTAAGATTAATGAGATCATTACAGGCGAATATAATCACACAGGCAAAGCAATTGTTTACGGTGATACAGACTCGTGTTATTTCTCTGCTTACTCAACACTTAAACAAGATATTGAAAAAGGAAAAATAGCATGGACTAAAGATAGTGTTGTTGAACTATATGACACCATCGGTGAAACAACCAATGAAACATTTCCTAAATTCATGCAAGATGCTTTTCATTGTCCAAAGAAAAGAAGTGATGGAGTTATTGCTGCTGGTAGAGAAATTGTTGCTAGTAAAGGTTTGTTCATCACAAAGAAACGTTATGCAGTTCTTTATTACGATATTGAAGGATTTAGAACAGACACAGAAGGCAAAAGCGGAAAGATCAAGGCAATGGGTCTAGATCTAAAGCGTTCAGATACTCCTGTGGTTATTCAAGAATTCCTAAGTAAGGTACTAGAACAAGTTCTAGAAGGCCAACAAAAAGAACGTGTATTAGATTACATTACAGAATTTAGAACAGAATTTAAGGCAAGGCCTGGTTGGGAGAAAGGTTCTCCAAAACGTGCAAATAAAATTACTGAATACGAAGCCAAAGAAAAGAAACAAGGCAAAGCCAATATGCCAGGACACGTAAGAGCAAGTATCAATTGGAATACACTCAAGCGTATGCATGGTGACAAGTATTCAATGAACATTACAGATGGTGCTAAAGTTATTGTTTGTAAAGTTAAAGACAACCCTATGGGTTATACATCTGTTGCATATCCGGTTGACGAACTAAGACTTCCGGAATGGTTTAAAGATTTACCATTCGATGATGCGCAGATGGAGAATTCAGTTATCGATGAAAAACTTGGGAACCTCATTGGAGTGTTGGAATGGGACATTAGTCAAACACGCAATGATAATAATTTTAACAAATTGTTTGATTTTGAGTAAAAAAATACTTGTGGAATCATACAAACCTAAATATAATGTAAGAACAAGGAGAATTCAATGAAAGATATCTTACAAGACATTGTCAATCATACGCAGAACTTAGGATTCCTAACTACTGTAAAAGTGACTGGCGAAGAAGACAAAACTGCTATCTTTTCGATGGCTGATGATAGATCAGTTATTATGGAAGCAGATACACATAATCCATATCCAGATATGATTGGTACTTTTGGTATGCCACAGTTGCAAAAACTAAAGTATCTTTTAGATGGGTCTGAATATCAAAAAGAAGCAAAGATCAGTATTACAAGTGCTGAAAGAAATGGTGAAACTATTCCTGTAGGCATTCACTTTGAAAATGCTGATGGCGATTTTAAAAACGACTATCGTTTTATGAATCAAGAAATTATTAATGAGAAGATGAAAACTGTAAAGTTTAGAGGTGTTAATTGGGACGTAGAAGTTACTCCTTCACTTCCAGCAGTACAACGTTTTAACTTCCAAGCAGGTGCTAATGCAGAACATCCGACATTCTTAGCAAAAACTGAAGATGCTAATCTTAAATTTATCTTTGGTGATGCTTCAACTCATGGCGGTGAATTTGTTTTTGCACAGAATGTAGAAGGAAAACTTGACAGAGGCTGGACTTGGCCTGTAGCAAGTATCCTAGCAATTCTTAAAATTGCAGATGTGAACAATACTAAGATGAGTATTTCAAACGAAGGTGCTATTCAAATCACACTAGATTCAGGATTAGCAAATTACAAATATATTATTCCAGCACAGGCGGCCTAAATAAAGTTATGAAAAAACCAGTCAACCTTACACCACTACAAAAAGACTACGCAGTGTATTTGCCTGCGATTAGTTGTTTCTTTTCCACTTACATATCAAAGCAGAGATATGAGGAGTTTATCGCGAAGGATAGAGTTCCGGCAGGCTTTGATAGAGGTATCGAAGGTATGAACTTCCTTAACGAGGAAGAAGGATACTTTACATACAAGTATGGTTTGTATTCAGCAGGTCATGCACAATTGAACTTGGATAAAACTATTAAACAGGATAGTATGATTCAAGAACGTGATCGAAGCAAAACAATGATACTTGGTGATAGTGGTGGTTATCAGGTAGGTAAAGGTGTTCTTAAATTTGACTGGTTAAACTTCGAAGGTACGGCTGCTAATAAAGTACGTGATGATATTTTAAATTGGTTAGAACTAACTGCTGATTGGTCAATGTTACTTGACGTTCCGACTTGGGCAGCTGATCATATTCATTCACCTAAAACAGGACTAAAGAGTTTTGAAGACTGTCTTGATAAGACAAGATTTAATAACAAGTATTGGTTAGAGCGTAGACTTGGACAGACTAAGTTCCTAAACGTGTTACAGGGTTCAGACTGGGATACTGCTGAGAAGTGGTACGAAGGTGTGAAAGAATTCTCCGATCCTAACGTTTGGGGTGACAAGGCCTGTGAAGGCTGGGCAATGGGTGGTGCTAATATGTGCAAGATGCCTATTACACTACGTAGATTAATGACTATGAAATTTGACGGTATGCTAGAAGGCAAAGACTGGATGCACTTCTTAGGTACAGCACAACTTGATTGGTCATGTTATCTTACTTCAATTCAAAGACAGGTAAGGAAACATATTAATGAAAACTTTACTATATCGTTCGACTGTGCTTCACCTTTTATCGCAACCGCTCACGGACTTGTCTATACTAATGCCCAACACACAAATAAACGCTGGTCAGTTATTATGGACAAAGCCCCTGACAATAAGAGTCTTGCCAAACGGCATGATATTCCTTTCCCCTTCGAAAGCGAGATTGGACGACGCCTTAGCATTGCTGACATCTGTCACTACGCACCGGGAATGTTAAACAAGATCGGTAAAGAAGGGAAGACAAGTTGGGATAGTTTTGGTTATGCACTAATGATGGCACACAATGTATACTGTCATATTGTTGCTGTACAACGTGCTAATCATTTAATGGATATTGAAATTCAGAATAGTCGTCCAGACTGGAGACGCTGGAGAAAAGTCAAAGAAGCTGATAAGAGTGATGAATATTCAGAATGGGTTCCACGTAACATCTTATACTTTGATAGATTTATAGAAGAACTATTTGAATGTAAAACAAAAGATGAAGCGTTTGCAATGATCAAAGAAGCAGATGCATTCTTAAGAGATCTCGAAGGTGCAAGACTACGTGGCGGTGTTACAAATGAATTTAATAGGATGTTTGTGGAGGTAGACGACGATGGTGAAGAGAAAACACCTTGGGCCGATGATCGAGAAGATGGAGAATTGGATAAACTTGAACAACAACTACAGGAGGCGTGATATGGGTGACTATACACAAAGACTGAAATGGTTAAAAGAAACACATAGTTTTCTAAATAAAAAAATAGATGCTATGGAGAAAACAGGCAAGTTTGCAGATGAACAAATATCTGAAATGAAAAAAGATCGTCTGAAAATGAAAGACGAAATTGAAAAATTAGAAAAGGAACATATCCAATGAAACGCGATTACGAGTCTGGAAGTGCTGAAGACATTAAATTCTTCAAAGGTGTAGAAGTTGAAAAAACTCCTGCATTTGGTAAACAGACTTTATTTGTAACAGGACTTATAGATCCTAGCGTTATTAGACAAAATCTTGGAAATGAAGATCATATCTTCTTTGGTGCTAATCATAGTTTTAATCCTAAGGAAAGAGGATCATCAAAATATGATTATTACAATGAGTGGGATCGCATGATTCAGTCATTTCTTGATGACGATTATTGGTGTAGTTTAGATATTCCAATCGATGCTGCTGAAGATTTTTTGGATGGACCATTGGTTGAGTATAATAAATTTATTCCTCAACTTCGAGTTCCAATTCCATATATTAAACAGTGGAATTACAATACAATGTTAAAAATTGATGACAAAGGGTTTGAAGAATCCAATCCAGGTGTTTGGTGTCATAACTTACATGATCTGTTGGACCGTTCAAAATTCACAGAATGGGGCGATTATAAAAACGATAAAATAGTGGATGACAACTAGAAACAAAGGTAGTATACTATGAGTACAATAGACGATATGATGTTAGAAGCTCTAAGAGAAGACAGAGAAAGAAAAATAATGAGAACCGCAAAGAGAATGATTTGGGTAACTTTTAGAAAAGAAGGTATCCACAAGTATCCTGCGGCACTGGAAGATCCAGCACTTGCAACAGGAGATGAATATGATGTTTCGTTTTTAGGATATCCACACAGACACATATTTCATTTCAAAGTCGCTATCTCAGTAACACACAACGACAGAGATATCGAATTCATTCAATTCAAGCGTTGGCTTGAGAAACTGTATGAGGAGAAAACCCTTGAACTAGATTATAAGAGTTGTGAAATGATCTGCGATGATTTGTACAATCAAATTATTGCTAAACACCCGGGCAGAGAAGTTCATATCGATGTCAGTGAAGACGGAGAGAACGGTGCTCATATCGAATACGCAAAAAACTGAGGTGATGAAAATGCGTTACTGGGAAGAAAAACCAGAAGTAGTAAAAATCTTTAACGAACTTGAAAAGTTTAAGGACTTTTGTCGTTTTAATCTTGACAACCGTGGCGGATTCTATCCGTTTAATGAAGCGGATCTCTATAATAACGGTAGTTATGTATGGAGAGCTTATAGCAATCGCGGTCGTAAGTTTCAACGAAGAAATAATAAAAGGACCAAACACTGATGAAAATATACTTGGTAGATTTAGAAGCTGTAGAAACTCGTTACACTAAACAATGGAAAACTGAGTTTCCTAAACTTCTAAAAGCCAAAGGCTTTACTGTAGAAGTTATTAGTGGAGGAGAGACACCTCAGGCTACTACGCCTGGGGCTTTCCTAAACTTTGGCGGTACCAATGTATATAAATCTAATCAACTAGAACAAATTGCAGAACTTTTCTGCAAAGGAGAAATTGAAAATGGGGATTATTTCCTATATACAGATGCGTGGAACCCAACTGTTATCCAGCTTCGTTACATGGCTGAACTATTGGGCGTTAACATTAGAATCGGTGGCTTATGGCACGCTGGCTCTTATGATCCTGCTGACTTCTTGGGTAGACTTATAGGGGATAAACCTTGGGTAAGAAATGCTGAGAGAAGTATGTATGACTGCTTCGATCACAATTTTTTTGCTAGTCAATTTCATATTGATATGTTCTTTGAGTCATTTCCAGAACTAGATAAATCTAAAGTTGTTAGAACTGGTTGGCCTTTTGAATACATGGACGGTACATTGTCAATGTATAAAGGAATGACTAAAAAGAACACTATTCTATTTCCACACAGAGTTGCACCTGAAAAACAAATTGATATTTTTAACGATCTAAAAGAAACTCTCACTCAATATGAATTTATTGTTTGTCAAGATCGTCAATTAACTAAGAATGAATATCATAATTTATTAGGTGAATCAAAACTAGTGTTTAGTGCTAATCTACAAGAAACACTAGGTATTAGTTGGTATGAAGGTGCAGTAGTCGGAGCACTTCCTATGGTTCCTGATCGTTTATCTTATAAAGAAATGGGTGTTGATGAATTTAAATATCCAAGCGAATGGACTATAGACTTTAATTCATACCTAAAGAACAAAAAACAAATTGTAAACAAGATTATCGATTATATGGAAAATTATGAAAAATATCTTGTAAGCCTAAATAAACAAGTAAAGAAACTAAAAGGAGATTATTTTAGTTGCGAAAACTTGATAAAGGCTTTACAATAATGAGAGTGGCAATCCACTGCCTTAACATCGGAGAAGTAAATTGAAAAAATACGAAGAAGTAACACGCAGAATTAAGGACGCAAATAAGCGTTACTGGGCCGGCGATAATATTTCAGAATTTATATATGCTGGAGAAAAAGAAGC